CAAATCCCTCAACTTGTTTATGAACTTGTGCATCTGCTCGTGCAAAATAATAGACATTTCCACAGGGAATGTGTCGTAAACATAAACTACATGCGGCGCGTTAACATCAAAAATTCCCCAAGTTCTTGAGTGCCCGAACAATTCATCGCCCTTTACGACAACTACAGGTGTATTCAGAACAACATTCACCAGTTCGCGGATAGGCGGGAAGTTGGGATACTTCTGCTCAACATATTGGCCAATTCGCTGGACGATCTCCGAGGAAAGTAATGAACTAATCGGTTGCGTCACCAGAGGAATTTCGGTAGCAAAGTCTCGTCCCGAGTATTGTCTCTCTAATTGAGACAACAAGTTCTTGAGTTCGTCCATGTTAACATGATGTTGCAAGTCAGGTCTCGTCTTCAGGAATTCAACGAAGTAGTAAAGCGGCGGTGAAGGAACTCCTTCATTGCCAATTATATCGCTCATATACTTCTCAAAGTAAAACCTCACGAAATCTTCGTAAACTTCGGGACGCATCTCAAGGGTGTTGTAGTGCTCGGATATTGAGATGCTGAGAGGCTGGTGTAAATCTGAGCGGAGACGAACATTCCAGTTCACCGGAGGAGTGGAGAACCAAACACTGAGGTGCGTGTTGACTTCGTCAATCATGCCTTGGCTTATAAGTGTCTTGATCAAACCAAATCGCCGGTTGAGAATTATGAACCTGTAGTTCAATTCCGGAACAAATCGTGTTACTCCAACAAGAGGAAGTGATTGCCCTATGATGAAGGCAAAACCCAAAGGTATATCGGTTTCTTGCAAGTAGCCCCTGATAACTTCATTTATTCGCTGTAACTTCACTTTGTCTGCTGGACTTGCTCTCATTTCCCACACCAACCAAATAGGACTATCAACCATTTCTCTCGCAGTTCTGAACCACAACTGCTCCCAATCTCTTGCCGAGAGCAAGTCAGGGTTAATACCCAAAGAATTTCTCAAAAGTTGGAAATTGTATCTGTCTTCAACAACCAACTGTCTGTATCTCTCCTTGTCTTTAAACCACGCTGAAAGTATTTGGATATAAGGGTTGCGGTTTTCAAAAATGCTCATGATATCGTCAAGCGACATAGGTTCAGTTGTATGACCTGAGCCTCCAAGAAGCGAAATGAGCGCATCCGCCATTCTCTGTGCCGCCTCTTCTGTAACGCTTTCGCTCCGAGGGATACCAACAATAACCCAATTCTCTCGCCTTGCATCCGGCTCAGTTGCACGATACACGAAGGGATAGAAATTGTTGCCCCTCAAAGCCTCAATGTAACTCAAAGTCTTGTCTCGGTTGAAGGAATAAATGAACTTTATGGTCTGCGGTCTATGGGAAGTCCACTCAATTTCTGGCTCTATTGCTATCTCAACATTTCCGTAACCCGAAAGAAGCATGGCAACAACTTGGGATTTAGGGTCTAATGGGTTTGCAACGATGCGGCGCTCTCCCGGCACAGGTTCTTGAGGAACTGCCGCCAGAACAGTCACAGAAGGTTCTTTCATGACCTCATCCATAGCCCTTCTAACTTCGTCGTCAATCCTCGCTTCACCTATAACCTCGTTCATCAACTCCGACAAACGATTGATGAACTCAATAGCGTTCTCACGAACTTTCACAATGTGAGGTTCTTTGCTGAACCGTTGCTCATACTCCCTGAAAAGTTGCCGAACTTGCCTTCGTCGGTTCTGAGCAACATCTTCAGGCAACAAACCATACCTCTGCATGTGATACAACAAGAATTCCGCCTTCCTTGCCGCCGTCTTAGCAGCCTGCATCAAAGTCGTCGCCTCTAACACTTTTTCTACGCCTTCAGAACTTTCGCCGTAAATTTTCCGCGCTGAACGGATTAGACCTCGGGCATCTTGTGCCGCTTTGGGGTCGTTGGCAATGTTCGTGAGAACAAAGTTGACAACTTGTTCAATATCGTCTAAAGTCGGGTTGATAATGCGCCCAGGTTGAGGCGATGTTTGGGGTGAAATGGCGGTCGGTCCTTCGGGTCTAAAGGGAACGATTGTTGGCGGCTGATATGGGACGATTTCTGTCGGTCTATAAGGTGCAATTACCGTTGGAGTTTCTGGAGGCAATTTGTTATGCCACTCCAAAATCCTTCGGTAAGTGTGTTCTCTTAAGACTTCTTTTTGTCTCTCCGACAACCTTTCAAAATAAGGTTCGGTTAGACTGATAATTTGTTGCTTGAGAGCCGACGCTATTTCGGGTGATATGACAGGCACGGATCTACCCAACTCAGTAACTATTTCGTTAGGTAAGCGAATGAGCACCCATGAAGCCAAATCGTCAATATCGGTGATATTAGGTCGTTTAATGATACGCTGAACTTGTGGGACTTCAGTAACTAAGAACTTAAACGCTTCGGATAACAAGTCTCTCATAGCAGCAGGGTGTTTGGGAGGCTCAAATGGTTTAACATCCTTTGAGCGGACAATTTCCGCAAATACAGCCAGCGCAAGTTTCTCTGATGGAGGTCGCCGGAACTTCTTTTCTTGGGTGAGATATCTGACTGTGAGCGACAGCACATGGTTTTGTAACGCTTTCATTTCGGTCGGCTGTAACGGTTGTCTCGCTTCAATCTTCTGTCGCAATTCTTCAGGTAAGTTCTGATAGACCCAAGTTACTGTTTCCTGAATGAGAGTTGGTCTCAGTTGTTTTAGCCGCTCTGAAAGTTCGGGCGTCAACGGTGGGTAACGCCGCCTAAGGTAGTCTTCCCAAATTTGGTCCAAGATAGCGGTAGCAAGTTCGTCCCCAAACAACTTCTGAATTGCTTGCCCAAACCTCTTTCTTTCCGCTTCCGCTTGAGGTCGTCTTAATTCAGGCGAGATAATGCTCTCAACTCCAATCACATCCCTGATGAACCCACGCATCCGCTCCCAAACACGCAACCCAATTTCTGGCGGAACTTGGTAACCCGACACAGGTAAACCTGCCTTCTCAGCAATCCTATTCCACACTTTACCCACAAGCAATGACGGAATTCGTAACCCCATACTCATCCCCAAACCCGCCAACATACCCGCAATGTAATCACGCTCATCACCAAAAGGCGGCGACATGTAAATGAGCCCCACAGTTGAACCAGTAAGAGCGTCAAAAACTGTCTCAGCCGCTAACATTGAGCGTTGATACACTTTCGCAAAATCTTCCCAAGGAATTGCTTCTTTAACGCCACCTTTGAGAATACCGACTAAAGCACCGCTCGGACGACCTATCATCCTTGCCGCCTGCTGCCAAATCGTTGTCCCTTCTTCCGTAACCCCACGCAACGCCGTCTCAGCAATCTTTGAACCCACTCGCGAAACAAATGCGGGTCTCAAAACTTCCTCGGGCATCCCGAAAACAGTGTAAACCAAGCCACGAGTTGCGGTCTGAAGGACTTGTGCAGCCCTTGCGGAAATTCTACCCGCCGCCGCTGCTTTCTGTATCGCACTGGACAAATTACTCACAACACCGCCGGGAACAAGAAGGGATGCAGTAAACCCTAAAATTGGCGCTCGGTGTATCAAAGTTTCGCGCATAATGTCCCTGTATCTTTCGGGAATTAAGTCGGAGAGGGCGTAGTTGGTAATGTCTTGAAGCATGCTAAAAACGAAGTGCTGAGCATACAAATACCACCCATACTCCGTCGGCTTCATTGTCCGGCGGTTGATTGCATTGGGGTTGGTTGCTATGAGGAAGTTAAATGCATAGCCTTCATGTCTTCGCCTGAACTCGGGGTCTCGTGCCAACTCGGTTGCGTAATAACCCGTCAACCTACTCCAGCGCGTGAACAACTGCTCAACATACTTCCCGGCATTCGTGTTCCTGCCGAGAGTTCGCATCACCCAATCCCCTAAAGACGCTCCCGCCCAAGCAATTCCACCAACTAAATCAACTAACGCCCCTTTTATCATGTCGTAAGCAAGCCACAAGGGTGCTGTAGGCTTGGTCGGCAAAATATTCATCGCTAACTTCTCTAAAATCTCCGCCTCACGCTTGTCTAACGGTAACGACCTAACCCTCTCACGAATTCGCGCCTTCACAAACTCTGGGTAAGAGACATATTTGACTTCTCCCGTCTTGGGGTCTCTAATCGCCCATGTGTCTTTGCGGTAGTCTGTAGACGCAGCAATAATGAGCGGGAAGGCAAAAACATCCCTGAAGAAACCCGTGCCCATCTCTTTTATGATTTCGCCTGCAAGACGCCACGACGGCGGTCGGAAGGCTCTAAGGGTCGGGATGTTCTGGTGCAACCGCAAAAGCATCTCCCGCATCCGCCGGTCAATTTGCGCTTGCAACTCTCGCTTTTGTTGTGGGTCTCGTTCCATGGAGAGACGGTTATATAGTGGAGCAACATCACGGAGAGTTGATTTGATTGTCGCAATAGCGCTTACCCGTTCGTCCGGACGCATCCGCCTCCATACATTCTCAAAGCCGGGCACAAACTGCTGAAGGATGTGACCGATTATCTTTTCGTCTTCGTCAGCATATTTGTAGTCAGGAAGCGTCTTGAACTCATACTTGATGGGCGGTTTTTCTCTCCGCTCAACATACGGTCGTATCATCTGAAGGAATGTCTTTCCCATCGCATACAACTGAGGTAAATGAGGTGCAAGTTGTGAAAGTTCGGCGAGAATTGGCGTTTCTGCCCCTGGTGGCGGCGGCGCAGTCGGTCTGACTTGGGTGTAAGGAAGCGGTCTTGAAGGTGCTTCGGTTCGTTCACGGATAGTAAGACCCAAGGCTTGGGCTAATGCACCCGCTGTCTGGACTTGAACTGTTCTGGCTGCATGGGGAAGGAAACGCATCAAATATTGATACGCCTCTTTCAACTTCCGGCGCATTACATCTCGGGAAACTTTGGGATACACCTTTGCAAAAGCGCGAGGGTCTCTCAAGACTTCATCCAAATACGCGGGTCTGTTCCAGTATGTCCCGTAAAGCACAAATGCTTTCGTAAGCCGTTCCTCAAGTTCTTCAGGGGAGATGTTAGTCGGGATTTCTTGAAAGATGTCTGGAGATACTCGTCGTAGTTTTGCTCTAAGTTGCTCAAAATCGTCAAACACCCGGGGGAGTTGATAATTGACATCAAGGAGTTTTTGGGCAGTCTGAGGGGTCACACCGTATTTGCTGAACCGCTGCTCGTTGACTTGAAAGAGACCAAATGACTTCCCACCGTCACCGATTGTCTTGGGATTGTAACCGCTCTCTATGTTGGCGATGGCAAGTAGTGCGAAGATTTCAGGGATGCTGTAACCTCGCCGTAACGCCTCTGAAATAATTCGCTGGATGATTAACTCTTTCTGACCCGCTACCTCTTTGGGCATACCAACTTCACCCTTACATATCAATGTCTTCCTCCCTCTCAATTCGTTGCGCTCTGTTAATTATAGCGCATTCGTTCAATCTGTTAAGAACCCGCCAATTGCGCCTCTATATGTCGGACGAGTTGAAGGCTGAGTTGCAGGTCTCGTCCTTCCTGTCTGTGGTCGGGTTAGTCTTCCACCTTCCGCAGCAGGTCGTTGGCTGGGTTGTTGGATAGGCTGAGTTTCAAATGGACCAAACAGAATACCTAATTGTCGCAGCAAATCCGCAATCATCGTGTCAATTTGGTTGGGCTCTGGCTTTTTCTTGCCCTGCAACGCATTCACAAGTTCGTTGGCTTTACTCAAAACAACATCTCTGATAACTTTGACAGCACCTAACATTTCAGGGGGTAATTCATTTTCATTACCTTCAAGTTTGGCAATGTCGTTGAGTATATCAACAAGCGCGGTTGCTTTTTCCAGAGCATCCGTGTATTTACCCAATCTTGCTCTCATGCTCACCAAAATTCCTAAGTATCTCAAAGCGTTCTTGATGTTTTCGTTTTGCTTTCGCCAGTCAAACATCTCCTCAGATAACCTCAAGCGTGCCCTGCTGAGTTGGGTTGCCAATTCACGAAGCCTCAATCCCCATTCTTGTAACCTGAAGCGTTGTATCTGAGTAGGTGACATTCCTTTAAGTGGGTCCTCTTTGATTACTTGCCCAATCTTGTCGTAGATGCTTCTAAGAACATCTGAAATCTTATGCAACGCCTCAGAACGCTCTCGTAACGCATTAACAGCACCTTCAAGCAGTGCGAGTGGAGCATTAATTTCAGGAAAGTCTCCAAATTCACTCTTTAGTTTGTTGAGAGCGTCCTCTAATGCATCGGCAAGTATTCTGAGACTGTCAACCATAGTGGCATGAGTTACTTGTGCTCCAGTCCCAATCGTCCGCATCAACGCGGATGTTAACTCAGGTGAAAACTTACCGAGCGTGCTCTGAATTGTCCGCATGTTTTCCCTGAACCACTGAATAACTTGATCGGGGCGGGTCAATGCATCGTAAAGACGAGCAACAAGTCGCTGAATGGAAGTAGCAAGAGGATTAAGCGTGTTAGAAACCAACCTCTCAAAATTCTGAGATAGATTTGTCAACTGACTGGAAATGAAGTTGATAAGTTCGGGGTTGGGTGGCATGTCTCTCATCTGGTTCACATATTGCGCCATCGCATCTAATTGCCTCTCAATATTCTCAACATTCCAACCTAACCTTCTGGCTCGGTCAATTGCCGCCCTCAGTCTTTCAATCGTAACCCCCAACATTGTCCCGATAGCCCCTCGCGCCCAACTTTCACCCCTCATGTAACTTTTGAATTCATCCAACTCCCTGTCCACCAAAAAGCCTCTTCTGTGAAGTATATCTAACGCTCTCTCAGCATCCTGAGTTGGTAACTGGCTCAAAATTGCAAGGATTTTGGTTTTAGCCGCCGTGGAAAGAAGTTGATACTTTTCTGGTGGTAAACCTGAACCCGCTGCCTGTCGCAACACCATGATAACATCTTCAGGCGTAGCCGCTTTGTCTATCATCTGCGAAAATGTCTCCATCGCCTCCCTCAACTCTTCCATCTCCCTCTGATACTCCTCCATCTCCTTCTCCCACTGAAGTTGGTAAGCCTGAAGCCGCTCCCTTATCTGCCGTGCTTGGTCGGCATACCACCGTTGCAAAAACGCTACCTCGCCTTCAGGTAAAGCCCTCGGGTAAAACCTCTCAATAAATTGCATCAACCGTTCATACCGCTCGGGAAACATGCGGGCGTAAGTTATAAGTCGTTGCCAATTCTTAGGGTCTGAGAGAAACCGCTGAAGTCGTTGTTCTTCAGGAGTTGGTGGTGGCGGCTCTTTTGAAGTCACATCAGGCATCGGTGGTAGTTCCGGTCTTGGTCTTTCACGAGTTACAACTCTGGGTTGTGTGGGTAGTTCAACTGGAATTGGTTCTCCAGTAGGTGGTGCAGGTGGCGGGATAACAGGCTGAAGGATGACTGGTGAAATAGGTGGTCCTGACGGCACGGCGATGAGTTTGGGATACAAAACTGGAGGGGGAGTTGGTAAAGTTTTGGCGACGCCAGGTTGTCGTGGTCGTGTTGGTGTAGTTGGTTTGCGCCTTTCGTTCGGCATCTACATCACCTCAGACTTGATACAACACGAGCGGGAATGGGAACGAAAATGGAATAGTCGGTAAAGGTATGCGACCTCGTGGCGGAACAAATCCCATAGTCGGCGCAACCGTCGGCATCGTCGCTGGAGGAGTTATGTAATTTTCCTCTGGCGGGATTGTAACTGCTGGGATGACTGTAGCAGGCATAGGTGGTGCTGTTCTCGGTTCTCCCTCGGGTAAGACGGAAGGTGGATAGGGCGTTGGTGCTTGTTGTTCTGACTGCGTGAGAACTTCTCGGATTTGCTTCTCAGGCAACAACAATTCTTCTACTACCCTTTCCATTTCCTGCAAGTCCTTTTCCTTCAAATTAGTTGACCTCTTTATCAACTCCCTGAAAGGTTTGAATTTCAACCACTGAAGTGCCACATCGGGAGACATCTTCGTCATCCAATCCATAAAGTCTCGGAGCGCTTGTTGGCGGACACCCTTGCGTATCATTAACGCCGCAATTAAGTTCTGAACAATGAAAGCAAACGGGTCTGGTTCGTAGTATAACTGCCATTGTTGCGGTCTCAATAACGCTGTCCCAAGTTGAGTGTAGAATTCAGGCGTTTGGATAGGCATCTAAATCATCACCCTCCGAACCCACCTAAAATCCCTCCAAGAATTGCTGCGGGCAGTAACTGCTCCCATATTGACGGCTGACGGACAATCTGTTGCGGTGACACAAAAGTTCCCATGAATGGTGATGCTGTTTGCGCCAACATCGTAAGAGGTAAGAATTGTTGCTGAACTTGCCAACTCATCATTCTCGGTAACGCTTCAGTTGCCCACTGCATCAAACCTCGTTGCGCCTGAAGTTCCTGAAATCCCATCTGCCCTAACTGAGACATCCAACCTCGTTCAGCCTCAGCAATCTGACGGCGCAACATTTCCGCAATCGCACCACCAGTAGGAGTTCCAAGCGCTCGCGCTAATTGCTCATGCGTCATCGCCAACTGACGACCTAACTGCTGCTCAAATAGCGGGCGCATCAAAGTTGAAACATAGCCAACGGACGAAAATATGTCAGGTTGTGATGTTGAAAGTCGTGTAAGGTTTTCCATGACTGCAGGAGGAAGTGATGGAGCAGGTGTCGTCTTTACTGTTTGCGCTAATTGCTGCCAAACATCATACATTGGAGACAATATCGGACTGCTTCGTATTTGTTGTTCGCTGAGAAACGGAACTTCAAGGCGAGGATAGACAATACCGCCCTTTTTCTTTTTCTTACGACCTAAAGCGAGACCTACTCCCAATCCCAACGCTCCAGCGGCTAATGGGGTCATATTGTATCACCTCAAATTTCATTCCCAGCGGGTTGTTCTTCAGGTCCCTCAACTAAATGAGCCGTCATCTCCGCTTTCCTTCGTCGTCCACGGCGGGTGGCTTCCTCAGTAACTTCTACTGCTTGTGTCAATGCAGCGGTGACAGATTGCTGAGCCAACTCAGAATGAACATTCATCACGAAATCGTAAAGCCCAGCCTTTTGCAGAACTTCATCCCGCTCCTTAGGCGGTAAGATAGTCCCGCCTCTCATCACAATGACCCCATCCTCAGTCTTGTGAATTTCAACCAACACATTGTCCACAAAAATTGATATCCAAGGTAATGGCACAATTGAGCACCTCCTTCACTTCCGCTTTTTCCGCCTTTTTGCTAACTTCCTCAGAGTTAAAGCCAAATGAGCCTGACGGACAGTCCGTGTATCGTATTTCTCAGGGTTGCGAATAACTTCTCGGGCAAATTGCGCAACAGTCATACCCCGTCTCCGCGCTTTTTCCGTGAATGCACCAGGTCGCTTGATAGCCTTCTGTATCCATTTCCTGTCGGAACTTTTCTTGGCAGTCCTTCTACGCCTCGTCGCCATTTGACATCACCTTAGTCTTTCCAGTAATGCCTCCTAAGTTCGTCGTGCTCTCGCTCGTTCTTGGGTAACCATCGTTTCTTGTGCTCGTTCACGGGAATTTTCCACCTTTCACAAAGTTCGTCAACATAGTCCAATATCCGCTTTGCTACCTCAATTGGAACTTCACAGCCGTCAGGATAGAAGAAATGACCTTCCTGCTCATAAATGGGTGGATGGAAGGGAGCGAGATACAGCCGATATGGTTTATCTTTATGAAACGGCATATATCTCACCCCCTTCCGTCAGTATGTTAATTATCAGACATTGCTCACACCGATAACTTGTCGTTGCTCAGGCACTGGCTTACCGTGATACTTCACGAACACAGTGACATCAGCGGTTATACCCGTTCCAACTGGGGTCTGAACTTGGACGCGGAGCATGTTGCCGATTGCAACATAGAACGGTGCAATTGTGACAGTGGAAAAGCCGCCAGCAGGAACCGCTCCAAATGTAACACTTTGGGTAGCCGCAACATTTCCTGCACTGTCCACACTTTCAAGTCGGATAACAAGCCCTGAAGAGACTGCTGCAGAGGGGTTGCTGATACCAACTCCAACAACAGCAACTCCCATCGTCTCGTAACCTGGATAAACACCTGAAGGCAAGTTGGGCAGGGACATAATCACTCCCGCCGAACTAATAGACACACCGTTCCTCTGCAAGAATTCCAGCGTTTCATAAGTCGGTCCTAACATTTATCATCACCCCTTCATTCAGTTTCATTGTTCATTAACCCGAAGTGAAATGAATGACACGGCACTCGCCCGGGTTCGGAGTATCCCAAGTTAATGCCCAACCACCAGAGAAGAACCAACCGACACGCTTAACTCGCCCGAAAGTTCCAGGCACAACTTCAAGCCGGATTTCCTCGGGAACTGAAATGGCTTCAATGATTGGGTCGTAGGCGAGGAAGATAGCCTCGGCAGTCTTGGTAGCACCGCTCCCAGCGGCAGGCGACAAAGCATCGGAGTTGTTCGTCTGAACGAACCTGCAACCATACCACTGAGCAACTTCGGAGGTGTAGAAGATGTCAGGCGAGGTGTATTTCAGGAACTGGTCGGAGATTTGGTCGTGCAGCACACGGATAGCAGCACCGTGAGCGATACAGACATAGTTCGTCCCGTCGTAAGGAGGAACTTGGAGAATTAGCCGCATGTAGTCAATGATATCTTTGACATGAGCATTCGTCAGACCTGGTGCGCCCGCTTGCGGATAAGGAGGTGAAGTGACGATAGTGACGGCAGATGAAGAGGTTGGGATGGCTTTAATCGGAGTGGACTTCAACTTTTGAGCGACATAGAAGTCTAAGTTGTGTTGCATGTTCAGTTTCAGCGTCTCAATCAAAATCTGCTGAACATCCCACTCTGCAAACCTTTCAAGCCGCTCCGTCCACTCAAAGTATGCACCGTAGTCCTCTACAACAAGTTGACCACGAGTAATGGATGGAGCGGGCAGAGGGCGGAATTGTTCTTGTTCACCGATGGGTTGGACGATTGTCGTTACACGACCGATGCGGTTGAAGTAGTGGATTTCACCCTTTCGCGCAGGTGAAGGGTCTGGGCGAACAAACTGTCGGAATTCATACAACGGATATGTCGCACGCCTCAACTCGTCACTCAATGTCGGAAAGGTCAAATAACCTGCACCAGCGGGTTGATACAATACCCAGCGTTGCCCTGGCATAAATCAATCACCTCGTTTTCTAACTGGATTGTTCTTGCTTCACCCTAGGCAGCATTCCTCCTTGTCGGCGCTTCTGTTGTAAAGTGAGAATGTCTCGGATGTAGTCATCTCGTTGTTTCAGCATGAGTTTTTCTAAGTAGTCCGGTGACACCATTCGGATTTCGTAATTTTCACCTGAACCCACTAACAACCCAACTTCTTCCGTTGTCTTCCCCCCTTCAAGTTGCTGAGCAACAGCACCTGATGCAGGAAGCGTTACAGGAGCGGACATTGAACTCAAGTTAACACCGATTTGACTAAGTTTGTTTTCTATCACTTCAGCCCGCTTCTGTAACGCTTCCTGTATAAATTTTGACACATCATCCCAATTTATGTTCTTGTTCTGTTGTTGTTGCTGTTGAAGCCAAACAGCAACATCTTGAGCAAGTCCTGCACGCAACTCGTCAGTCCAAGCCTGAAGGTAAGGTTTTTGGCGAACGAGTTGATTGATTGCATCGTTTACCATATTCGTCCAATACTGCTGCCACATATAAGCCTGCCACATCTGAAGTTGCCGTTTGATTTCCTCAAGTTCTTTCGCCAAGTCTGAACCACCTTCTTGACTTTGCTGCTGTTCCTGCTGTTGTTCTTGTTCGGTAGCACCAAAATCGTAATCGCTACCCTCCCAAAGCCAGTCATCTTGCCTCATTTGCTCCATCTAAAGTCACCTCCGTCAAATTTCAATTACACCTTCATCACGCCACTTTTCATTATTACGCAACCGCTTCAAAAACGCAATGGCAATGTTGATAGCCTCGTAAATGAAGTATGAACGCTTAGGGTTTGAAAGCGCAATAGCAGGTCCAAGTATCTCAAGCCACTCAATTAACCTGTCCAAATCTTGGTTGGTAGGTATTTTGGGCAAATAGATTTTCATACTTTGTTCCCCTCCTTGAGTTTGACCGAAAACTCCTTCCCGTTCCAAAAAGCAAGGATGCTCCCGTTCTCACGGATGAACGAAACGATGTCAACTTTGAAAAAGCCTCGTTGGTTCATTTCAATAACCGCCAACCCCTGGTTCCATATCCTGCCGCTATCCCAGTGAGGTCTTTGATAACACAAACACGGCACAACCCACCCTCCTCTTGACTTACCTTGATAGTCCATCTGAATGTATGTGTCTGCTCTGTGCCAGTGTCCTACAACAAAGTTTCTGAGAACCTTCAGAAAAATTGAGCGGGCAAGGTTAATTGTGTTTCCTGACATTCGTATTTTATCACCGTGTGTGATGAAAAGTTCGGGGAAATGAACCGTCGGAACGACATCGCAACCTACAGGTTGAGGTGTGTCAGTGTAATCTAAGACAATCCAATCTTTGTCCGTGAGATTGAGTAAGTTGGCGACATGTAATTCCTCAAGGGACGAAAGTTCAGGCGCCTTCGTCCAAAGGTAATGCCGCAACCTTTCCTCGTGGTTACCCATCAGGAAAATCCACTTGTGTGGCTCACACTGAGACTTAAACTGTTGAAGAACCTTGCGGGCTTCTTGGATTTCTTTGCCCAGCATCAACTTGCGTTGCGGACTACGGTCAAAACGAGAGATAGCAAAGAAGTCTATGAAGTCACCGTTGATAATGATGATGTCGGGAGTAACGGACTTGATGACTTGGAGACAGAGGGAAATTGCTTGCGGGTCATGAAAGGGAACATGAACATCGTTAATAACGACAATACGGATTGTTTGGTAAGGCACAATCTTTATTGATGTGCCCGCATTCAGTTCGGTCACAGCAAAAGGTTGTTTCATAAGCGCCCCTCTCTTTACTGAGCAGCATCAAACACTTCTTCCAACTTCCACTTGCTCAACACACTGCGAATTCGTGTAATCGGAATTGCTAAGTTTACCGTCTCACCAGCCCCTCTCGTCAACATTCCAGCATAGTAACACTTACCCTCATCAACGACAAAGATACCACCACCACTTGAGCCGGGTAAAGCAGTTGTGGAAAGTTGAATGAACGGTTTGTTTTGATACATGCGGGAAACTGAAGAAATCACGCCGAAGGTGACGGAGTTGACCAGTTCACCCAGCAAACTTCCGCAGTGATAGACAGGTTGACCTGCGTAAATTCGCTTGTCCTTAGGAAGCGGTCGCGCACCGACGGCGAACAAATCGCCTTCGTAAGGC